TTCTTATAGAACTTATCACGAGTGATGTTTGCTTCCGCAACTTTGGATTTCTTAGTGAAGTCTGCAAGACTTTTCATTAATATAGTTATACATATCAAGTTTATTTATACGCTAAGGCATGTTTGCTTTTATTTCTTCCATTAATTTCCGCGTATCTTTATCATTGAGACCCTTTGGTATACCTTTTCTAAAAGCATCAAAGTCATTTGCCACTGCTGCTCTCCGCATTTTTGTTCCAGATATTGCAAAGGTATCACCATCAGCATCACGATCTCCAGATGATATTACATCTAAATTTCTAAAGAAAAAATCTTTACCATTATATTTTTTGACCCACTTCATAGCATTGACTCTATCAGAACCTACAACAAACATAGCATCATCATACCCTTCTTTCTGCAACTCTGTTAATATTGCCACTGGTTCTCTAGGTCCTGATCTAAAATGTTTTGCAAAATTAGGAAACATTTTTTTAGCATAGTATAATTTTCTATCAGGATCTAATGGGTTACTACCTTTCTTATCTACTGATTGTGAGAGATATATGAACCAATCACAGTTCCCTGCAGTCTTTTTTACTGCCTTAAAATTTTCCGCGTGACCCACAGTTGGTGGTTGGAATCTACCAAAGGTAAAATATACGCATTTATAGTCAACTATTTCCATGACTTTGCTAGAGTAAAGTTGATGTAGGAGAACTCAATTCTATTTACGAGTTTGATCATGTCTCCGTTATGATGTAAAACATATCCTTCTGGATTAGTTACCTTATAACCCATATCAGTCTGTACATATGTCTTGAATGTTTCTAGATGATCTAGTTGTGCCATAACAAGATCCTTACACTCTATAATTTTTGTGTATAAAGTAAGCATAGCAGTAAATTTATCAGCATTATCTTCCAAGTATTGTATTCCTGCATACATCTGCTGCCTTCTTTGCATTATAGTTTTATCTGCTTTTAATTTATCAATGATTGCCATCATTTTACTATGATAAAATTCACCTAATGCTTTGAGAGTTGTCTGTGCATTACCTATAGATTTACCACCACGTATCTCCGCATTAAAAAATTGTTTTAGATATGATGCTACATGAAATTTTTTGTCACCTGTGGTTCCCATGTTATCTACTAGATGATCTAAGAAGTCACCAGATGTTTTACACATACTCTCAACAATTGATATGTTTTGTTCAAATTTACTTAAGACAGATTTGTCTACAGATATGTCATCCATAGGTGTATCGTTATCTACTAGAAAAACATCTGCTGTAGGTTTCATTTTAGGAGCACCCGCCCTTGCTGTCATAGTAGCGATGTCATTACCTGTGTATGATGTATGAAATACAATACCAATTTTTGATTTACCTAGTCTTTTACCTATTGGGTGTTCTACAGGTATGCCATATGTAATAGCATTTGGTTTGAAAGTATATAAGTCTTCACCATCTACAGTTTCTGACTTTACATCTGATGTAAATAGCAAATCACCTTGACATACACTGTCCATATTCAAGGACGGAAAGTATTTTACACATAGTTTTAACTTATCTCGTAAGTCTGTACTAGCATCTCCGTAATGCATGTCAACATCATCTTCATCATAACATACTTTAGGCATTTCCTTGTTAAAAACAGATTTAGTTCCCACAAAAAATGCACCGTTAACAGGATGTTTACCACATACAACTGATGGTGCACCATCCCATTTAGTTTGCATATAACCACTGCTAGGTTTCTTACCTAACATACGCAATAGTTCTTGCATAGCAGAGACTGATGCCATACATCCTGCAGATCCATGGTTGAGTATCTCGTCTTCTATATGTTCTAAGTGTTTTAGTTGAGTTACGTTTGCCATCAACTTACCTTTAAGAATGGTGCAGAATCTTTATGCTGAGATGTAGCGTATAATGCAACTAAATTAGAAAATTTATCTCTATCTCCCTTTGTCATACCATCTAATCTATCTACCATAAGTAACCCCAAATATTTTGAGAATGTCCACTGTCCTCTTGTATCATTATGACGCTCATTAATCAACTCTGTTAGTCTCTCTTCCTTTGCTCTACCACTGAGTTTATTAAGTTCCATTATTCTTTCCATTTTTTTACCTTTTTGATCAGATTCTGCTCCTACAACTTTGCTAGTATGCTTTAGTGCTAACCTCTTTACTTCATCCTTAAGGGATCCACCTCTAGCTTGTGCTTTAATTATATCAATCTCAGTCTCAGCATATAATTCGTTACCAGTAACTTCCTCTAGAATTCCACTGTATACACCACCACCTATCTTACCGTGTTTTGCGTATGTTCCTATTGCCTCTCCTTGCCATTGCAAACCATCACCTCCAGAAGTGTCACGAAATTGTACTGATAGACCATCTTTGATATACATCCACATATCCAATGATTCAAATGACTTAGCGTATATGTTATCATAAAAATATGAAGGTCTAGATTTAGTGTAGTTTACCTCGCTCACTTTCATACTTGTAGTTGGGTTTTTCTTTAATGAGATACCATATAATATTCCATCATCTATCGCCTTCTTTAAGTAGGCATTAAACGAAGCAAAGGTAGTTGTCTTTTTCATTTCTCCTTTATCAAAACTACATTCACATGCCCAGATATCTGCGGGTGACCATTTGTTTAGGTTGGAGAATGGAGGTTTATCATATGATGCGTTTACCTTCTTAAAATGTTCGCTAATTTGACCAACAAGAGATCCACCTCTATACCAGTTATATCCATTTTTCTTTCCAAATTTATCATACAACTTATTAGCAGTTGCCATACATGAATCAACCCATTCTGGTCTTTCTTCCAAGTATTCCTTTATATCTTTTAATGGTTTATCGGTATCAACAAGACTTGCAACAGCATCAAACTGTGCATCAGTTGGTTCCTCAGTCAAAGGTTTGCTCATACTAAATCGAACAGCAGAAAACCATGCTGCAGCAGATTCTTGTAGTGCTGTTCCTGCTGCACCACCACCTTTACCTTTTCCACCGCCAAACATATCTGTCTTCTTTATATCTGACAACCCTATATCAGTTTTACCACCTACTATTTTTAAAGGTTTTTTATTTTTAAAAAGATCTGAAAGTTTTTTATGTGCACCATCATCTAGTGTATCTGCTGCTGCCTCCAATGCCTTCAAAACTTCATTACTTTTTGCTTGTATTGCTTTCTTACCACCACTAAACAACTCAACTGGAGTGCCTTCTTTTATAACTTTGTATAATACAGCAGCACGAGATGTCCCAACACCTGTGTTGTCTACTTTCTTTAGAACTCCGAGACTTAGTTTTGATTTTGTGTCTGACATATGCCTATTATAGCATATATTATTTAGAAGTGCTTCCAAAACTGGGGTGATAGTAGACCACTTTCTGAATTGGTTCTGTCTTTTAATGTTAAAATAATATCGCCCGCAAGACTAATTCGTCTATGTTCTCTAGGTTCAGCAGTAGTATAATGTTCGAGAGAACCAGGAAACATAACCAAACGTTCTGCTTTAGGATTGATAGCATATCCCTCCATGTTTGTATACGTATATTGATTTGAAAATTTAAACGCATCACCAAACCATTCGTTTGAATTTTTTTTATGAAAAACTATAGGGTCACCTGGCGTTTGTATGTAGTATACCCATGATATATGTGAACATGAGTGATAATGCATTGGAAACGTTTGATTAGGATCACATATAGTAAACCAAGTCTTTGTAAAATTTATCTGAAATATTTTTTTATCTATGTTAAAGTGCTCAAGATACTGTATTACAGATTTTTTCAGTTCTCTAAAAAATGGTGCGAGTCTAGTGTCCTGATGTATCAGAACTTTACCATTCAATTCACCAGTTATTTTACCAGTAGAATTGTCAAACTTACCATCCTCAAAACTTTTGTAGAGAGATGGTAAGAAACCTTTTATCTCTGTCTCATATACTATGATAGGAGATAACTCATGAAAATTATTAAAGGTCGTCTGCTGCACGATTTTCTGAATCCCCAATGTCAAAATGACCACCAGGATATCTCTTCTCTAGTTTCTTAATATTACCTTTGATTACCTCGTCAAAACTTATGTCTAATGCCATGCATGCCTGTGCTACATACCACATAACGTCACCCAACTCAATAATAAGATGCTTTCTATTATCATCGTTGAAAGGTTTACCTTGAAATACCATCTTCTTAACGATCTCAAGAAACTCACCAGACTCAGCAGACATGCCAACAGCAGCAGTGGTAAGGCGTTCAATATTGGCACCCTTTCTGTCAAGTTCAACCAAACGATCAGCAAGATAGACAAAATCTTTACTGGAATCGGATGTGACACCATCCACGAATAAGCAGTACTTATCAAAATCTATTGTCATAATTAGATCAAATCACATTTATTCTAATATAATTTATGCACGTTGTCAACTAGACTTTTAATTGTGCAAACTTTTTAGATAAGTCTTCTTTAGATTCCATTTGAATATCTTGATTAGCATCTGTAATTCCTTGTTGTGCTGATTGCTCTACATCATATAGTCTCATCTTTGCACGATCAATACCAACTACAAATCTTTTATTGACAGTAGGATCATTGTATCTATTCTTCAATTGCTTGACCATGATCTGATTTATTTCTTCGAGTTCTTCAGTAGAAATGAGAGCAAACATAAGGTCGGCAGTAGCGGGAAGACCGAATGACTCAGAGGTATCTGTAAGATCAACGTCACTACTACCATACCCACTACGAGTGGTTTGTGTTGCTGATACAATAGGGACATTTGCTTCGACTGCAAGACCACGTAATTCTTCAGCGATTGCTTTGATGTAGGAATATGAGTTGACATTACCTAATTTAGAATATCTAGATGATGCACAGATATTTAGATAGTCGATGTATATAATATCTGGTTTAAATGTTTTCTTAAGTGCTAGATCATTTAATAAAGATCTAAAATGACCTACATGTGCTGATGCTGTAGGATATTCTTTGATGACTAATTTACCTTGTGTCTTCTTAGCAATATTAGTTACCCTATTCTCAAACATCATCTTAGGCAATTCAGTAATGTTTTGTATATCACAGTTCAAAAGATTAGAATCTATCCTTTCGGCAATCTTTTCTTCTGCCATCTCAAGAGTGATGTATAAAACATTTTTACCTTGTAGCAAAGTAGAAGAGGCACAGTGACACATAAACAAAGACTTACCCACACCAGTCCCTGCAAGAGCAACATTGAGAGTCTTGTTAGGAAGACCGCCTTTTGTAATCTT